TACTTACGTGGGTATGTTCTTGTTTGAATTGAAACAGAGACTCTTGTATATCCGACGTTTGGTATAGGCATTGAGAAAAAGTTTCCAGATACAGTTGCCTGATATGTATAACTGCCCACGCCCTCGTTTACATCTACTTGAGTAACCCCAGCACCCCAAGCAACGTAGACGTCAAAGTCTTGTAGCGTGGAATTAGCTGGCACATCCCATGTTGCAGATAATGTTCCGTTTGCTGCCTGAACGAATATGCCTTCATCATCTACAGATGCCCTAGATACTGGCGATAGCACATGCTGTGGTGACCAGTGTGAAAGCCTGTTTCTGTCTTCAGAGACAATTCTATACCTTACAATGTAGTTTCCATAAGTTGCAGTTACTTCACCGCCAGAAACATAAGTGCTTGATGTTGATGGCCCCAGTATTTGAAATGTATTTGTTGTAGGTGTGGAGTACACAATGACGTTAGTTGCATTAAAGATTTCTGGGTCTATGCCAGATATTTCTATGGCATCCCCTGCAGACAACCCATGATTCTGAGAAGACGTATACTCGTAAACCCTGGCACCAGTTTCAAGGTTTGGCTTGCTAACTGCTGATGTCAGGGAGAATGAGTTGCCAGTTGGAACGGTCACTGGTGGCAGAGTTCCTTTTGCTATCCTAACCTTTTTAATAGTTGCCATTACAGAACATCCATTGCAAATCTAAATTCTACTAAGTTAGCGGTGTTTGAGTCTTTTACAATCGGCAGTGCGTTTGAAGTCTTTACCACCGAATATCCTGTAAGACCGTATAGGGCATTGATTGTATTTGTGTTCTCAAATCTTGCAGCATCTATTGCTACATAGAAATTTGGATCTGGATCTCCTGCGGAATCAAGCACTGATACATATACCTTTATGATCGAGATTGATCCCCAGCTAAACTCAGCACTCTTTACTAAATCCTGTAGAGTTGAACTCTTTACAATATATCGATTACTTGTTAGGTCACTAGCAAAAATCTCTGACTGCAACATTGCATACTGCCTTGCATCGGTGTTGGCGTCTTCTGAGGTAAACTCCAAGATCACACGAACGGTATCTGGTGTTGATGTATCATTAAGCTTGTTCATTACAGAGAATGCCAGTCTAATTTCATCATTAGCTGAATTTTTATCTAAGTTAATTGAGGTGCCTGTCAGGTGAATATGTGGGGTGTTTGTTGCTGGCACTAACTCGTCACCTACCTTAGATATCTCAGACATGTCTCCCCGAATAACAACCATGTTATTTAGGAATCGACATCTTTCGTTCCTGCTTATCCTAGAAGCATTGTTTTCAAATAAAGAATTGTCAGCATTAACGAAGAAAGCAACGCTTCCTCCATCCACGATCTCGCCCTGGGTAGCTTCATCGTTATTATCTAGTGGCCTATCAATAGTAGGTATAGCTGTTGCTGATCCAAGAACATGGTATTCCCAGTTCTCTGTTTGGGCAAATGAATAAAGAACTCTACTATCATTAGCACCAGCTGAGGGGTTTGCTCCTGCTGAATAGACTCCTACTTCTGTTATCTCGTAGCGTTCTTCCGTAGGCACCTCGGCAGTTAAAACAATTTCTGTCACACCATTTTCGGTTACATACCCTCTTGAAATTATTGGTGCTCTAAACATTTCAAAGTCTAAGGACTTTTTTGCAGAGTAGTCTAGCCCACTTGCGGTCGATAGCTGAGCTGATGGACCACAGCCTGCGGCAATGTAAGAGGCATAAGCTGGTGCTTGGCCAATCAAATATTTTGATAAAATGTTTTTTCCAGTTGTAGTAATCATATTAGTCCTTAATATATTGTATCATTTAAAATGTCTCCAGATGTCAGAACCTGGACTTCTACTCTTTCATCTGCTTCCATGTTTATTAGATTAATGATAAGATCTCCAGTCCCCTCTTCGATATATATTACATTCTGAGTGTCTCCCTCTGGAATCTTGCTCTCGAGCTTGATAGGGAAGCTGTTAAAGTACGTAGTGCTTGGGTTTTGCAAGGATAAAAGATTTTGAGGAGAGTACTGAATTGCTATTGCAGATAAATTTTTAATTGGCCTATAGGCAACTGTTTGACCATTAACCATATCATGTCTTGCTATGTTGATTAGCTCTTGACCAGCTACCGACTCAAAAAGCAGGTCCTCTATAATTCCAACATCCTCCACCCTATCATTTACGAATAGATCTGGTGTTGCTGCCTTTATGCCTGAACTTGAAGAGCCTAAAGATGAGACTGGTACTGGAATATTTGGAGTTGGCTGAATCATTATAGTACCTCACTTAAGTATAGGGTCATTGACGTAGCTCCATCGGCCCTGTCATAAGCTATATTATACACTACAAACCTTGACCCTTCTGGTCCTACTATGCTGGTGCCCTGGTCATCTTTGTAATTTATGCTTACAATATCACCTAGTTGAATTGCAGGATTTGGAAATATTCTAACGCCAACAGACTTTCTTGGCTTTGTAACCTTGCCTAGCATCCAAGACATTAGTTCAAATGCGTCGTCTTCAGACTGAACATATTTAGCGTCGAGAGAAAACTCTCTATTGCCGTAAGTCAGCCTGCTCAACTTTATGTCCTGGTAATACTCCTTTGCCTTTTGGGGTGAGTCTACCAATGGGTCTGCAACAAACTCGTATTCTGAAAAGTCGCTCTTCCTAGAGAAGTAATCGTTCACTGTCAGGTCGGTTGATGATGACTGAGTTATGGTTACCCCGTGAATTGCAAGGTTTGCACCGTCTTCATTGAGAACCAATGCAGAGTCTGTGGCATTAAACACCAAGAACTCTGCCCCATAAGCTCCTCCCATAAAGCCAGAAACTACTAAGTTCTTAACTTTAGAAACATTATGAACAAGCTTAGAGTACAATGCGGGGTATGCTTTATCATACTTAATGTTATAGTAGGCAGCCTCTCGGAATATAGTACCAAACTCATCGTAGTATATGTTATACTTTGGGGGCTCAGCTGCACTGATGCCTCCTAGATAAGCCGACTGCACAAATCCGCTAATAGCATACTTCTTTAAAGAGTCGCTTGCAGTAATCTGCTTACTAAATACTGACTTTACTGGAGTGTCCAAGACAAAAGAAGTGTTTTGAGCATAGTTTGTGCCTAGTGCATATATGTTCTCAAACATACACCTAGCAGATCCTCTCACAAACAATGCCATATTGTTATAAACTGGAAGTGGATCTGTGTCGTCAACAACAGCTACGACTCTATTATTTATATAGAGGTAGAACCTCCTGGTACTTCCGATGTTTTCATATTCTACTGCTAAATCATATACGGTGGTTACTTCATCGTCTACTCGTCTGCTCAAGCCGACCATGGTTCCATCGTCTGTAATTATTCCGGCTGAATTCTGACCCCAAAGCTTTACTGGAACTGCCGACTCGTCTTTAAGTAGAGTCCACGGCGTTGTCTCTGACCCAGCAAAGGTAACTCTATAGTATCCATTTTCTAAGCTATTGGATTGTGCGGAAAGAAGAAGCCTATCTCCAACCTGCAATTGGTTGCCTGACCATGAAATAGCTCCATTTGAAGATGACCTTAGAACATTTGATGACAAGGTTCCATCTAGATTTGAGTCTATTAAATAGTCGTAGGATTCATTTTTTGCTAGCTTATAAAATATAACGTTGTCAACGTCATAGTTCTGATCTGTTAGGGCTGCTATTTCAAAAAAGTATCCATTATTAGTGATTGGGTTTAGCAATACGCCGAGTCCTCCAGAAGATGCACCTATAGTGATACTCTTTTCTGGAGAAGATCCATCTACAGTGTAATATGTCGAACTACCCGATGGACTCTGAACTCTATTTGTATCATTAAGTATCTTACCGACTATCCTTAGTCTGGTTCCAAAGTGACTGTAGCTTTCTCCAAGATCTTTTGGAATATAAGATATAAAGTCTGTGGACGTTTCGCTACTCAAGAATGGCTTTCCAGTTATAACCAATGCTGAGGCTTGTACTGTAGCAGACGCTGTTGACAGTATCTTTGCCTGCTCTCCCTCTGGCTGATTGTCTAGGGCCAGGTAGTTTTTTATCAGGCTGGTTGCCGAAGTTCTCTTGGCTTCAGCGTTGCTTAGCTTTCCAGAGCTAGTAGACAATCCAACTGGTCCTGCAACTAATGACATGTCTGCTATTGGTGAGGAGTCAGAGAATAGGTATTTTGAGTTCATTGAGCATCCATACATATTACCTGAGTTTGTCCAGTATGGATCCAACCCAGCATAGTGCTCTACAATATCTGTACCGAATTGTCCACGACCGTGCTTGGAGACTGCTCCATTTGAAAGCCTAGTGACTCCGTTAATGACTTCATAGTTAGGCTCTGAGTAAATCCTAATTAATCCAGTTGGGTATATTTTGCCATTAAAGGGTATTTGTGAAAAATACTTTTCGTACTCTTGCGAGCTGCTTATCCAAACATTTGGGCCACCGTTGGCTACCGACAGACCAGATACTGTATACTGTACAGCGTCATATTTTATGATCTCTCCGTTTGCATAGAAGTATCCCTTATACCTTGATATGTAGTAAACTCCCTCTCCTAAATCAACGGTGTTGTTTATTAGCTGATTGCCGACTACCGTTGGAACATTGCTAGAAAGAGTAGAGTTGATGGGTATTGCGGCCAGTGCATCCTGAGTAGTATCCGATGAGCCATTACGTGTTTTCAATACTGGTATTGAAGCCCCCTCCCAGAGTATAACTGGTCGGTAAATCCAAGACTTATATCTGTCGGTACTTCCTGCTTGCTCAGTTCCAGAGTACTGTCGCTGTATATATCTAGTAGAGTATACGACCTTGCCATTGTTATAAACAAGATTTTCCTGCGAGCTTATCTCTGCTATATTTGCTAGAACCTCTGAAGTCTTAGCATTTTGGTAGGCACCATCTTTTGAAAAGTCTTTTGATCCATAAAGAATAATGTCAGTATCTCGATCTTCTTCCGATGGCATGATATAATTTTTGCTCATAACGATAAAGTTGTTGTGCTCATCAAAGAACATTGCATATTGGGTTGAGACTGCAAGGTCGCTTAGGACTTCTGCTACCGTTCGGTTTGGCTCTACGTAGAAGTATGGAATGATAGGGTCAGAATCTGAGGCCAGCCTAATAAAAGAGTAATTGGAAAACCCAATGTTGTCTAGCAACGTCGATATTGCATAGCTAAGAGATACGCTAGTTATTAGTAGTTCTGGTGCTGTGATTGACTCGAAGTAGAAAAACATATCTCTTAGTTCTAAAGAAACAGACCTGACCGAGTTTTCGTACTCTGGGAATCCGTCAAAATACATTGTCTTGATTGGCACGTAGTAGTCGTATGAGTCTACGTCTTTTATGATCTCATGGAACTTTACCTGTAAATTTTGAGATGTATGTGCTGC